GAAGATTGGATTTGAAACAAATCCACTGTCATCACTGACAGCCTACTCTATGACTGATCTAGTATCAGATTTACGTAGATAGTTTCAATTATTGCGTGGACCCATCGCAGGATATATTGTGGTAATACATCACAACGAAGAATCCTAACGGGCAACAATTAAATAAATAATATGAAACAAACTAAGATCAATCTTATAATTATAAGGTTAATCTGTAATTCGTTTAATATTAAACCATCCATTGTAAAAAGGTTTATTAAAGATATCGATTCTCTTAGAAGTAAAAGTGGAATCCAGTATACAATTAAGTATATGAAGACAGTTCGTCTTCACATTACTCGTTATATATGTGGGAAACCTCTGAAAACTAATAAGAGTTTAGTATCTTTAACAAAAGATTACTTTCCTAAGAGAGTCTTATATCTAAAAAAGATGATTGACAGTAATGATTTAAATCAAATCAGGGCTGTAATGACACTTCTTTATTATACTAGATCTCTTATTCCAACAGTTAATGAAGAAAAGAAGATTAAAGTCTCTCTTGAATCAATTACAATGAAAGGACCGGAAAAGTTTTATACAATTCCTAAGTCATTTATTGAATCATTCATTAAAAGATTTGATCTTAATTTACCTAAACCTACTTACTCACAGGAAGACCATTATCTTAGTGTTAAAGGTTCTCCCTATGGGAAAAGTACTATAAGTAGTACTTATGGATTATTTTCCATGAGTAACATACATCATAACCAATTGAACCACTTTTTAGGTTTGATTGGGGAAGGTAAATATATGAAAATATTTGGGAATCTAATCATATCACTATGAAAGGATAACCGTCTATTTTCATACTTTAAGGATCCATTAACATGTGGAAAACTTTCAATAGTGAAGGATCCTGAGTTGAAGATGAGAGTCATAGCCATGTTAGACTATAATTCTCAATTCTTACTACGTCCAATCCATAATGGAATTCTTAGCTTATTAACTAAGATTCCAAATGATCGAACATATACACAAGATCCTGTTCATAATTGAAAGAAGGATAAGAATCTATACCATTCCCTAGATCTCTCGTCAGCAACAGATCGTTTTCCAATACACCTTCAACAGAAGCTATTATCTTATATCTATAAGGATAAAGATTTCGCTGAATGTTGGAAGAATATATTAGTAGACAGATCTTTTGAGTTCCAAGGAGATCGCTCTTATCGTTACAGTGTAGGCCAACCAATGGGAGCTTACTCCTCTTGGGCAGCCTTCACCTTAACCCATCACTTAGTTGTTCACTGGTCTGCATTCCTTTGTGGAATGTATGATTTCAAAGATTATATTATTCTTGGAGACGACATTGTTATTAAAAATAACCGTGTAGCCCAAAAATATATATCAATTATGAACAAACTAGGTGTTGAGATCTCAATGCAAAAGACTCATATATCTAAAGATACATATGAATTTGCAAAGAGATGGATAAGAAATGGGATTGAGATCAGCCCATTACCAATAAGAGGAATTGCAAATAATTGAAATAATTTAAATGTTGTAATGATGCAACTTATAAATTACTCTCTTAGATGTAATATCCAATTTACTGGTAATGTTTTAGAGCTTGTTATAAAGACATTTAAAGGAATTAAAATTAATAAAAAGATCTTTCTTTCTAGAGATCTTATATATAATAAAACCTTTAAATTCTACCATTCATATAGATATAGTATTGGTTTAGCAACTAATGAGGAAATGAGATCATTCCTTCAAGAGCTACTTCCAGTGCATATACCTATACCGAATAGTGAGCGAATTCCTGATTTTATTCAGGAGCTCTTAATAAGCATTCTAACTTTTGAAGTTGAAAGATTGGCTTATAAAGCAAAGGATACCTTTGACAATTTTATTTCATATTATGAAAATAAAAAGCTAGAGGATATTACAATGCTTAAAGACCATCCTTTCACGCATGGACTATATAATTCTATAAGTAATGCTAAGAAGATCCTAAATGAGGATCTCCCAAACACTACATTAATAGATTTAATAGTTGACATGAGACTTCAAACGGTTGATAAGTTAGTTGAAAAGTACAGAGATCCTAGTGAGAAAGTAATGAAACTTGACAAAATGTGATCAACTCTAAGATTTAAATTAAATAAAATAAATCTAGAATTTGAATCCCATTGGTCAAGGGCTCCCTTATTAGAGGGTTCAAAACCTATCATTAGTCCTTCTTACTTTTCAACAAGTGTATCTGACTCATTATCAAAGTTAGATATACTTAGATATGGTATCTATAATAAACCATCAACAGGATCTTCAGATTGAGGATCCTATTGTTAATGGATGATTACAGAAAAC